CTTCTGATCGACCTCAACTGGCGCGATCAGCACCTTGTATTCCGTGGGGTAGATCCCGCTCGGATTCGTCATCGCTCACGTCCTCATAGGTTATCGAACTCAGGTCCATGCCCGCCTGATAGCGGGACTTCAGCTCAATCAGCTTGTGCGGATTGGCGTCGCCGCCCTCCCAACTGATTTGAATCCAGAGTGCCTTGTTCGCCTCTGCGGTCTCTTTGACCTTGGCGAGAACGTGTTCGGTGACAGGATTAGCCAGCCATTCCTCGAACAGTTCGCGGTCGATTTTCATTGCAGCCCCAGGAAGCCGCCACGCTTGAACTTGAAGTAATTCGCCGTGTCCTGATCAATGAACTTATGCAACTGCGAATAGCGCGCGTCTGCCGCGTCCGGCGTGTCATATGCTGGGAAGTTCTCCCAACCCATACGCGCTACGTTCGCCAAGGCCGTTTGGTTCGGCACATCAAATACCTTCCCCGTTTTCGGGTCGGTGTACTTCTCTGTCTCGATCTTCCCGCCCCAAACGGTCGGGATGCTGTAGAACTTGCCGTTGTGCTCCTGCACAGCCTGATAGAGCGTTGAACGCGAGCCTTGCGGATTGTCCGGCGATGGCGGATGATCAACCCCACCAGGTCCATAAAGGTTAGAAAAGTGCATCTGATACAGGGCGCGCTCTTGCGGCGTTAGCTTCATGGCCGCGTCAGCAGCATCTAGGCTAGATGGCGGCAGGTTAGCCTGCGACCGTGCAGCCAACATCTGCATAAGCACGTTGTCAGCCATTACGCTGCTTCCGTCTTCCTGGCCGCCTGCTCAGCCTGTGCCGCGCGGTCCTTCTCAGCCTCATTCGACCCGACGGCATGGTCTACCGCCGCCAGCATCGCCTCTTGATCGCGATCCTTCTGCCGGTGTGCGTCTTCCATGTCCTGCTTGTGGGCTTCCATGATCTTGTCAGCCGGCAGCAACTGCGTCTCAGTAACCGTCTTAGCCGTGCTCGCCTGATCCTTCTGCGCCGCTGCTCGATTGCGCTCGGCCTCGGATGCAGTCTTGTCGAGTTCCGTCATGGCAGCGGCTTCCTGCATCTGCGCCGCCTTCGGGTCTTGCTTCTTGATAAGCTTCTCAGACTCAGGAATGCGGGCCGCGTCGTAGACCCGGCGCAGCACTTCCATGCCATCCTGCAACGGACCAAGCGCCGGATGCTCGGCAACCTGCAACAGAAGCTGCGATTGCGCCTGGCGCTGCATATCCGTGACCATGGACGGATCGGCCACCGGGCAGATATCCATCGCCCCGATATCGTAGTCCTTCGACTCAACGACTTCCTGCTCGTCGTTGAACGTGAAATACTGCTTCTCGTCGATGAACTTTGCGTTCAGCTCGAACAGAAGCTTGAACTCATCTTTCATCGCGCGGAAAATGCGCTTGTAGATCGCGGTAAAGACCTTCAGGCCCTGTTCAATCAACGCAAGCGTGGTCGTCGCGGTCTGTGTCTTGCCGCCCGTGTCGCCCGTCAGGATGTCCTTGGTCGCGGTGATGTCACGCGCCGCCTCAACCATCATCCCCAGCAACTGAAACAGGACTGGAGACGGGCCTGCGTGCTGGAATGGGAACACCTGAGACCGGATATCGCCGGTCACCTCTACCTGGTGATACATGCCGGGCGACATCATCAGCTTGTTTTTCTTGAGCCTGACGCCCGTACCGATCAGGCCGCCGCCGGCATTCTGGATGTGCCCCGCGTCCAGCATCTGGTTGATCGTGGTGTCGATCGTCTCGCCAAGGCTTTCCAGCAGCTTACCAAAGCCGATATCGTAGAAACCGCCCTTCGGATCGGGAATGAACGAGTATTTGACGAAATACTGTTCCTTCGGGATGAACGTGATCCGCTTGCCGTTGTCGCGGACCTTCTCGATATTGTAGTTCGCAACGATCCTGACGACCTTGCAGGAGTCCTTGTGGACCGTGACGATGTACGGCTCACGATAGCCATCATCGTCCAGGTCGAGATACCGATGCTGCTCCAGGAACATATGCGGAGCGTCTTCGTCCGAGCCGTCATTGCCATCGACCGGCGCCGCATTGCCGAGGTCGATATCCAGGTATTCCCCGGCCCGCTTCTTGTTCTCGATCTCGTGCGGATAGAGGAAGATTTCGTGGGTGACGGCCGGCGCCTCATCAAGGGACCGCACTTTCTGGTTCACCACCAGATTGATTGCCGGCACCATCTCCGACTTGTTGCGGTTCAACTCGCCTGAGCGGTAGACCTTGCGGAAGGCACAGCCAATGATCGGAATGTGGTGCAGGAGAACGTCGGTATCCTCCTCCCACTCCACCATCTCATTGAGCAGTTGATAGCTCATGTGGCGCGAGACGCGCTCGGCCTTGGCCCGCTTTTCGCCCGGAGGCTTTGACCAGACCGGCTCACCGCTCAGCGGGTCAACCATCGGCTCCTTGGTGTCCGGGTTGATCTGCGGAATGCCGTCGTCTGACCCGACCACCTGCGCCTTGACGATGCGCTGGCCGTCAACGATCGCAGGATAGGCCCGCGCTCCGAATTGCAACGCAGCAACCGTCACCAGCGGATATTTGATGTTCGCAGCACCCTCGAACGGGTAGTTCTTGGGCTTGCGGACTTGCAGCGCGATGTCCATGGCCCGGTTGGCCGAGGCTTCCCACTCGTCGCGGGATTGCTTGTCGATCTTGTACTTGCGCTCAACGTCATAGCCGATCTTGTCGAGGTCAGCCTGGCCGTCTCCGTCCTCGTCACGGTCGAGGATCAGTTGCGCGATGTTGTCCGATTGCTCGAACTCAGCCAGCTTGGCAAGCGTCCTCGCAAGCTGCGGAGTGCGCTTCTTGTCTTTGCTGGCGTCTTCCATCAGTATCCCGTCACCCTTGACCGGCCATAGTCGCGCCCGTCGTCATCGTCATCGTCCTCGTAATCAGGCGCCACAGGTTCAGCAAAGGTCAACGCAACCGCATCCCACTCGTCCGGGCTCGGCACGTCGCGCTTGCGCATGTCTTCCTTCGACTCAAGCTTGAGCCGCGTGTTTGAATCCCATTTGTAGGTCGGGCCGCAGGCGTCGGCCTGGAGACTGTCGATGTCCGGGATCTGAACCCCGGCGGGGTCTTCCAGCCATTCGCGCGACTTCATCCACATTTCAGCACGCCGGTTCAGCGGGCCGCCGCCCTCGGGCCGCTCAGGCTCAAGCGGAGACGAGCCGAAGTTGATGGCCCGGACGACCTGCCCGTAACCCATCTCCTTCAGGCGGTCATAGACGCCAGCGCCCACGCCACCCACGTCGATGAACATCCGCGCCGGCCTGTTCTGGTCGATGACCTGCTTGGCCCATCCCGCCGACTGCATGGTATCGAGCTTTGACTTGCTCTCGACCTTGAGCAGGCAGCGGCCCTTGCGGAAGGCCATCGAGTGACGATCAGAACCAACCCAGGCAGGATCGAACCCGATCACCAGCGGCCCGGACGGCTCACAGACGGTCTTGCGGGCCTTGGCAACCAGCGGCGCCGGGATGTAGCTGTCATGGCCGCTCATCTGGAACGCTTCGGCAGCCGTCGCCGGATATTCCTGCTTGAACAATACCGGGTCTTTCAGTTCGACAATCTTGGCCCTGCGCCAGGCCAACTGGTCATGGTCGAGCCCGTACAGCTCGGCGTATTCCTGCTCTTCGTCGTCCGGCCGGAAGTCTGCCGGCGCTGGCTTGCGGTACTCATCCTGCCAGTACCAGGGCACGAAGATGGCCTGATAGTCGCTGACGCCGTTCTCGGCATCGCGCCACATCTTGTGGAACAGGTTGCCCAACCCGTTCGCCGTGCTCTCAAGGATGACCTCCGTTCCAGGAGCGTCGGCAATGGCCTGCAACACACCCGAAGCGTGGGTCTCGGCATGAGGCCAGAACGCCACCTCGGAGCCGTGGAAGAGCTGCAACGTCGAGGAGCGCCCGACACCCTTGGTGCCAGCCGTACCGATCTTGTAACCGGAGTCGAGCCGGTCGAAATTCAGTTCCTTGGCGTTCGCCGCACCAGTCGATGGCTTCACCAGAGCAGGGCAATGCTCATGGTAGCGATTGACCATCTCGAACAGGTTTTGCGTCGCCGCGTCCTCATGCGTGAGGATGAACGTGCGTAAACCTCGGCCATGCGTCGTCCGGTGATAGAACCTGGCGCCGACATAGGTGGAGCAGCCCTGTTGCCGCCCCTTGAGGATCAAGGCCCGAACCCGTCCGGTTGTCCGGCGCTGGGTCTCTAGCCTGTCGTGGATATACCGCTGCGCCTTGTTGAACGTCAGCGGCTGGATCTGCCCGGCCTTGGTTCGTATCCTCAGGCACTTGGCAGCGTAGTGCTCAAGATCGCTCTTCAGCCTGAGGCGGATCGTCCGCTCCCGCTCCGTCATCGAACTCATCTAGCGCGTCCTCGTGCGACAAGTTCAGGCCGCCGGAATGCTCAATGGCCGCCAACCTTGCGTGGACGTAAGGGGCCGCAGCCTTGGCCGCGTCCATTCTCAACTCTTTCGCGTTTTCCTCATCTCGCATCTGGGCGAGCATGTAGTCGAGCGGCGTGAGACCTGACGCCTCGACCTTCTCAACCAGTTCTCTCGTCTTGGTGTTTGGAACGCCCGGCTTTCTGCCGGCGCCCTCTCGTTTGCCGCCGCGAGGCATTTGATTTCGTTTGAATGTTTTTCAGATCTTGAAGGCCCGCCACTCATGCGGCGTTCCGGTGTACGGCCATTCGGGATGGGCGAGCGAACCAAGTGGCTCACCAAACGGCATCACGCCAAACATCGGCCAGCCGACCTCAGGCGGGTTCTTCGCCTCAAACTCGGCTTTCTGCTCCTGACGGTTGAGCTTGCGATTGATCGCCTTGAAGTCGAAGACGGCAGATTTCATCTCAGACCGTGGTGTTTTTGCAGGACATCATTGGGGCTATGCCGTCTTCACCGCGTAAATCTCGCCCTTGTGCGAAACCAGAGCTGCCTTGCCCTTGGCGATCTTCTTGGCGAGGCGCTTCAAATGCTTCTTGGTCATGCTGGGTCGCTTTCTGGCGCACAATATTCCGACGGAGACGTTGCAAACGGGCAGTTCGGGTCGCCAAACTCTGATGGATCAGAAACCCTCGCAACGTTCGGGGCCACACCCCGCATCCGCTCAAGAATCGCTTCGTTGTGGTCCCTGTTGAAATCAGGCGGGGGAACAGGAGACGTTGCCCGCCCCATCGTCCTCGCAAATACGTTCAGATCGTCTATCCCGCCGCCCTTGGTGTACTGGCGGTCCTTGGTCTGAAAGTCCGTGAAGATCAGATCGCCCATGACACCCTCAACGTTTAGTCCCGAAGCGGCGCGCGCTCACAAATCCCGCTGGGGGCAGGGGTGATGTTCGGGATGGGCAGCGCACCGCTTCGAGAGGCTGGCCCTTCGCAGCTCGTCAGCAATCGGGAATTGCCCGATCGGGCCAAATTGAAAAATGGGCAAAGAAAGCCCTCTGGCC